GTTTATGGCGGCCGCATTCTGGGTTGTCGTGTCGTAGAAGGTGCCATAGCGAAGCGAACCACTGCCAAGAATAGCGAACAAATTGTAGAGAAACCGATACCATTCTCGCGTGATTAGCTCTGTAGGCGTCAGCGGGACGCGCGCGGCGGGGATGCGGGTGATGTTCTCAGGCATTGGTCGGGCTCAAGATGAGTTCGGCGCCCATGATGGCGATTTTGACCGGGTCTGTTCCCGACACCTCGTAGACCCGGTCGCGGATCTTGGTCGTCATGCCGAGCCGCCGCCAAATAACGCGCTTCCCATATTGACCAATCTGCCCCATCGACTTCCAATGTTCATTCGACCACGTATGGCCGCCGTCGTCCGACCAGCGCAGCATGACCTGTGGATCGCTGCCCTGCCCGGTTGTAAGCCCAACGCCTGATTCGCAGTCGAGCTGGAGGCTGTGCTGCGTCGTGCGCTTCAGGTCATTCTGCCCGGTTGGAAGCGCCCGCCACGACCGGAGCCATTTCTGGATGGTGTCCGCTTCGGAATAAACGTTCATGTCATAGGCATAAAGAACGCCGGATATGTAATCGCCGATGACGATCTCGTCCGCAAAGTTCATTTGACACTGACCGCGGTGGCGGGTGAACTGATTGTTTTCCCACCCGGCGCGCTCGTGCCAGACTTCGGTCGATACGTCATAGACCCATGTCGTATTGGCGGTCGGGAAATTCAGCACATAAAAAGCGTGGCCGTCCTGCTGGTAGGTATAGGCAACCGCGTCAGCCAGCGTCGTGTATTGCTGGATCTGCCACTCGACCGCGTGCGTTGAGACGCGAACGCCTGTATAGCCCTTGGACCGATAGACGATGCCATTGCCGCGGGCGTCGCGCCCGAGCCAGAACAGCGCGTTGTCCAGCTTGGCGACTGAATACGGAGCCTGACAGCCGATCTCGTTAAACGCGCCTTCGATACGCGCGAGAGGAAAGTCGGGCAGTCCGGCGTTATACCAGACCTCAACCGACGTCGTGCCAAACAGCCAGACTTCTCGGTGGTCAACGATCAGCGTGACAAGATCGTCCGGTGAACCTTCTGCGCTGGCGAAGTCCAGAGGATCAACCGACGTGCCGTCATAGAGAGATGTGACCCAGAATTTTTGGCTATCGGGTTCGTTGAATACGAAGTATCCATCGAGGAATCCGACACCTACCGCGCCATAGAAGTCCGGGTCCGTAATCTGGGCAAACACATCCGTATTGGCGTTGTAGATATAACCGTTAGCCCCGGCCGCGATGAAAAGCTGGATGCCGTTATCAGACATGTTGACCGGAGCAGTCCCGGCCACAGTCCCTTTTTCAACATACGCCCAATTTGAGTCGATCCGATAGAGCTTTGTCCCCGACACCGCGTAGGCGTAGTCACCAAACGTCCACAGCCCCCGCACCGGCCCGGTTGGCAACTGGACGAGCTGACGCAACCCCGGCGCGCGTTGAAGGAAGGCGGCCTCCTTGCCGCCTTCCGGCACGATCTCGGGAAAGATATTCACCATCCGATTGTCGGCGGCGTTGACCGACCGGGCGACGTAACCGGAGCCGAGGATGGGTGACTTCATCAGTAGTTCCCGGCGTAGATATTATAGCGCTGTCTGGTCCCCACGATGCTGTAAGGCAACGCCATGATGTCGTCAGGATTATTGATCCGCTTCAGATTGCGCTTGCTATACATGGCGATGCGCTGGACTTGCGCCGAGGGCTCGACGCCGAACTCCGGCGCAATCTCGCAGGCCAGATTGTAACGGAACGCGCGCAGATAGCCCGGCGGGAACGACAGCGTCGTCGCCAGCGTCGCCGGCTGCGTCAGCTCCTCAACCGAAATGAAATGCCACTCCAATGCGCGGAGCGGCACCGGGTAGACATACATCTCGATGTCGGGGAACGACATGTTGATCCAGATCACCTGTGGATAGGTGCTGGTCACAGTCTTGACAGCGATGCCATCATACTGCTGCTGGTTGATGATCTTGATGCCGTAAGAGACGTTGGTCTGCGGATCGCGGAAGTAGGTCGCGTCGTCTACCAGAACCGGACGGTTACCGACAAAATTACCTGTCGGCCCCAGAGTCCTTGATCTCTGGCTTGACGGCCATGTGAACACCTGATCCTGTGTCGAAAACACTGACAGGCGTTCCGTGTTCCAACTGTCGATCATCTGGTTCAGCGCCATCAGCGCGTCCTGCGACGTTTCGGACGAAGGCGTTTCGCCCTCTGCGAGGACGCCCAGAAGACGCAACGCTCCGTTGATCTGCTCGCCCGCTGTCGTCATCAGGTTCAAACCTTTCCCAGCCGTTCTGCTCGTCGTAGTCGGCTTCGAGATCCATAGTTGCGACTTTAGCCCCGTGGACTGGGTGCCGCAGATAAATTACCGCCATTTTCCACCTGTGGTAAGCCCTCCGGCCGTAACCGGAGGGCTATTGGGTCAGGAGACGCGGTAGAGCGTCCAGGCGCCGACCGCCGTCTTGCGGGCGACGAGGACCGCCCCGGTCGTGACCGGGATAGTCATCGTCAACGAACCGGACACCGTCCAGCCCGTGCCGGCAGCAACGATCGCCGTGCCAGACGACGTTCCAAGATTGACGAGCCGGACGAGAAACGTCGTGCCGATCTTGTCAAAGTTAGGAAACGCCGCCTCAAGGTCCGCCACCGTCGGAAGCGTATAGGTCTGCGCTGCCGTGATGCCGCTGTTGGCGAGGATGAGCCCGTTGGCGAGCTGCGCCGGCGTCAGAGTCGCCGTGGCAGTAATCGACAGCGGGGTGGGGGTATTTTCGAAGGTAACCTCGTTGAGATTACCGTCACCGAGCTGGTAGCCGCCAGCGCCGTTCGGAAGTGCCATTCTGAGTCTCCTTAGATATTGCCGTCAGTGACAGCCCGATCCGGGCGGCTAACAAGAACCAGATAGGTCTCGCTGGCCGTCGGCGTAATCGGACTGGCTGTGAAGTTACCGAAAGTGATAGCCAACGTATTGACGGCCGAAACGCGCGTTCCGACAATAGCCAGCCCCGCCTGCGCAGAAGGCTTGCATACTGCCACATGGTCGCCAGCCTGGAGGCCGTTGACCGTGAACGTCTGTTCTGCCGACGTGTTGGCCGACACGGCAGCCGGGGACAGCGTCACGCTAATCACCGACTGCTTGGGAATGTTCCCGAGGACGTAACTCAAGGTCAGCCCCAGAGCCGAACGGCCATCTGCGGACGGATGACGCTGTAACCATACAGAACGTCGATACGGCACGGGAGACGGTCGTTATTGATGTCATACTGACGGACAATACGCAGCGAGATGCCGTTGTGAACCTGACGGGAGGCCATATCCACGCCCTGCGGCATCAGCAGATCGGCCGTCGCGAAGGCGATAGCGTCCTTGTGATAGATCAGGTTCTGCGGATACTGCGTGTTCGCGGTCCCGACAAACACAACCGACTTGCTGTTGCCCGGCAGCGCATCGACAGTCGCAAGCGCCTGCGAAGACGAATACATTGCCGAAACAGTGACCGTGGCGTTACCGCCCGCCGCCGTGACGTCCGCCAGAGCGACGAACTGGAACAGCGAACCGGTGGATTCACGGGTCTGCGGGTTGACAGCAAAGCAGTCAGCAATCGTGAACACGTCGCCAGCCTTGATGGTGTTCGTGCTGAGACCGGTCAGAGCGATGCTCGTCGCGCCTTCAGTCGTAACAGCCGCCGAAGTGGACGCGCCCGTCGCGGCGCGAGTGCCCGTCGTGAACTGCTTGATCGACTGCGACATATTCAGCTCGTCATAGCCGAGGATGCCTTCACCGAACATGCCGTTCTTGAACTGCTTCGAGATAGCCGAGACCGGGTTGAAGAGACCCTTCATACCCTCGATCAGCGCGGCGTTGGCGGCCGGATTGACCGTCGCATAGCGCGGCGACATGACAGCGGCGTTCTCGTTCAGCTTCTGCTGCGCCTGAAGCAGGACCAGCGACGTAGCCGGCGTCGTGCCGGGCGTGCCGACCGAGTTGCCGATATACTTGAAGCTGTTCGCGACGTCCGCGTCGATAGAAGCGGCGAGCTGCGAAATACGAGGCTTGAGAACGCGGTCGGCAAAGTCGTCCAACTGCATCGTCAGCTCGGCGGTCGTGAAGTTGACGCCGATGTGCTTCTGGCTGGAGACCGCGAGCGTGGT